AGCGGTACGGATGCTTCTGGCTCCGTGGCGTGTCTGGCGAACAGTGGCGGACGACTATGTGGCTCCGATTCCATGAACCGTTCGACTGGCGCCAGCCAGGCTTCACCATCGCCTATAAGGCTGGCCTCTACAACGTCACACGCAAGTGCGCTGCGGCTGCAATAGCTGCCAAGGCTGCTGAACCCACCAAGGATCGACCGAATGCCAAAACGCAAGAGATCCGGAGCGGGGTCGCTCAGTGAGCGCATCGGCTTTGAGGCCGAGGTCGAGGGTGACGATGGATATGGTGGCGTGGTCGTCGGATTCGCGGAGCAATTTGTAGAGCCCGCACGTCTTGAACCGCGCGTCGGCAGCGAGCCTGTGATTGCAAGCCGCCTTCAGGGCTTGCAGCCCTACACCATGACTGTCCGGAGCAACGAGCGCACACGCACCATCACGCCCGCGTGGCGGGCGCGGAATAAGCGGTCTGGCGTGGTCTACGCAATAAAGGCTGCGGTCAACATCGACGAGCGCAATCAGTGGATTGAACTGCTGGTGGTGCAGGGGGAGGCGGGATGACTATTCTAGGCCTCGCTAAACTGAACCGTAAGCTTGCTAAACTGCCGGCTGCTGCTGAAAAGCGCATCAAAGAGGCGATGGGGCAGGGCGCCGACGAGATTGTCGCCCTCATGAAATCGCTTGTCGCCGTCGATAGCGGCAAACTTCGCGATTCGATTGGCTGGACATGGGGCGATGCTCCAAAATACAGCCAAAAGATTGCCACCGTGAAGTCAACTGACGGCAAACTCGTGATCACGATCTACGCCGGGAACAGCAAGGTACGATACGCTCACCTCGTAGAGTTTTCCACTCGTGCCCATGAGAACGCTGGCCAGTTTGCTGGGACAATGCATCCTGGCACGTCAGCACAACCATTCTTCTTTGTCTCTTACCGAGCGCTCCGCCGACGGACCAAGTCTCGCATCACACGGGCGATCAACAAGTCTGCGAAGGAGGTGGCTTCCGGTGGCTGATCCAGTTCTCGAGTTACAGGGCGCCATCATTATGCGCCTCAGGGCTACGCCAGCCGTTACCGCTCTTGTTGGGGCTCGGATTGGGGACATTCCACAGTCCACATGGGCCAAGCCGTACATCAGCATTGGCCCTTCCAATTATGTGACCGAGCTTATCGATTGTATAGACGGCGGCGAGGTGATGATCCAAGTCGATTGTTGGTCAGACGCCACCGTCCTGTCGCAGGTAAGGCAGGTCGCTGACGCCGTGCGCCGTTCACTGCGCAACTGGGATCCGCCATTGGCAACTAATGCCCTGGTTTCATTCGAGCCGTGGCGCACGGATTTCATCACAGACGGCGCGATCAAGCAGGCCTCGCTCCGCTACACGGCGATCATCGAAGAGCCGTAGCGCTCCACCATTTATCCGACATTTCAGGAGGCCTTTATGGCTCAAGCAACCACCATCAAGGGGGGCAAGATTCGCGTGCTCCTCGGCAACGATGCCGACCCGATCGTCTACACCGCCCCATGCGGTTTCACGCAGCGATCGATCACGCTAAACAAGGGCCTCGAGGAGGTCAATATTCCCGACTGTAACGACCCCGACAAGGTCGACTGGGTCGGCCGCGACGCTACTTCTCTTTCTATGGCGATCTCAGGAGAAGGCGTGCTTGCTTCGGAAAGCGTCGATACATGGCTGGAAGGCTTCGAGAGCATCGAGAGCATCCCCGTGAAGGTCGAATGGGAGTTTCCCGCCAAGACGATTACCTGGACAGGCCGCATGCACATCGAGAGCATGGAAGTCGGCGCCAACAACGGCCAGCGCGCAACCAACAACGTCTCGCTCCAGAGCGACGGAGAGATGGTCCGCGTCACTACGCCGGTCACGCCATAATGCGGGATGCTCGGATCGAATTGACCATCTGGGATGGAGACTACGAATTCCGTCTCGGGTGGGGCGAAATTTCTCAGTTGCAGGAAAAATGCGACGCAGGCCCGCTCGTCGTATTGCATCGTCTTGAGCACAAGCTGTGGCGATCGGAAGATATCGAAGCCACTCTCCGTCTCGGGCTTATTGGCGCCGGCCGCAAGCCCGAAGAGGCTACGAAGCTGATCAAGGATCACGTCAAAACAAGGCCAGTAGGCGAATACGCGTTGGCTGCGCAGGCGGTGCTTGTTGCAGCTGTGTATGGTGCTACGGATGAGCCTGTGGGGGAGGGCGACGCAGCAAGTCAAATCGAACACAGCTTGACGACCTCCCTGACGGAAAGCTGAGATTTGCTGCGATCTACGGCACAGGGGCTGTGATGGGGTTTACCCCTCAGCAAGTTAATCTAATGTCCATGTGGCAATTTATGGCGGCAGTCGATGGATACGTCGAAGCAAACACCGCTGACGACGGATCTCTTACGACCAAGGAAATAGATGAACTATGGGACTGGCTTTAACGGCCAGTCTTGTGAAGCTCCTCGTACATGCAGTCTGCCCGCGACTTGCCTGGCTCCGCAACCGCGCATTTCTCGGTTTTTCGATCATTTTTTGCTTCAAGGCATTTCTGCATCTCTGTCGCATCCTTGACCGCCAAGCATTTCGCGTTCCTGTCTGACTGAGCCGCACCAACCGTTGCGACCAATGAAATACAGGTCGAGAAAATCAGGGTTTTCATAACAAACCTCCCGTTGCGACACCTACTCAGTAAGGCATTTCAGAAATGGCGCAAGACTTAGAGCGTCTTGTTGTGCAGCTGTCCGCTGACATCAAGAAGTACGAAAATGCCATGGCTAAGGCGATGGGAACAACCCAGAAGCGCGCGAACGAAATCGAACGTCGATTTCTATCGATGAATGCCAAGGTGGAGAAATCCTTCGCGGGGATGGGTAATCGCATATCGTCTTCCCTTGATGTAGCGCTTAGGTCGACTGTAGCTTTGGCTGGCACAGCGCTCAGCGTTCAGGAAATTTCACAATACGCCGACGCCTGGACGGAGGCTGGGAACAAAATTAACGCCGCCGCAACATCGGCTGGCGTACAGGCAAGGTCGCTGAACGATCTGAAAGACGGCGCCAACGAGGCCCGTACCGCTTTCGGCGACTACGTAGATCTATACGCTCGCCTCATAAGATCCGCGTCAGGCGTGGCAAAGTCTGAGCAGGAAATCGCTACTGCAACCTCGATCGTCTCTAGGGCATTCAAGGCCGGTGGCGCATCTGCGCAGGAGCAGGCAGCAGGGATATTGCAGCTCGGTCAGGCGCTTGGCTCAGGTGTTCTGCAGGGCGACGAACTTCGCTCTCTTCGTGAAAATGCACCGATCTTGGCGCAGGCAATCGCGAACGAATTCAAGACGACCATCGCTGGCCTTAAGCAGCTCGGAGCCGAAGGCAAGCTAACTTCCGATCGAGTTTTTGCTGCAATTTTGAACGCTCAGAAGCCTATCGAGGCGCAGTTCAAGGCAACAAATTCAACAATTAGGGACGCCGTAACGCGTATCAACAACGAGTTTACGGCGTACATTGGGAATGCGGATGCATCTGCCGGTGCTACCGGAAAGCTTGTCGAGGCACTGAACTATCTCGCAGACAACTTCAAAGAAGTAGGCGATGTTGTTCTGCAATTTATTACCATCATCACTGGCGCACTGGTTGGGCGCGCTCTCGTGGGCGTGGTTGCCGGTCTTGGTAATGCGGTAGCGGCACTTGGAGCATTCATCAGTGCTGTACGAACCGGTACGCTTGTTGCTGGTGGACTTGCCGCCGCGCTCGGTCCCATCGGCTTGATCGCTGGTGCCGCCGCAGCCGCCATCTATTTAATGGTCGATAGCGCCAATGCGACAGACACGGCAATAACAAATGCGAACGCCGCTATCTCAAGCCATGCGGCAGCCCTTGATGAGGCGAAATCATCGTCTCAAGGCTACACTACAGCCCTACGAGACCAGATAAAGATGCAATATGAGGCCGCAAAAGCCTCATTTGATCTTGCTTACGCGGAACTCAATGCGGCCCGCGCTCGCGCCGAAAACTTTCGCACGATGACGAAGGCTTTGACCGGCTACGAACTGAGTTTCGACCCCTTCGATTATGCGGCGCGAACCGCGGATGATAAAGCGACTGCGATCGGTAAAGCTGCTCTCAATCTCAGGGCGCAGCTTGAACAGATCGATGCTGAGCTCGCCAAGCAGCCTACCGGGTTTGGTAAAGGCATAGGCGCAGCACCTGTCGAGAAGTCCAAAGTACCAAAGAAGACCGCTGACGATCGCTTCCGCGAAGATATTCAGGCCATCAAAGACAGGACGGCAGCTCTCATCCAAGAGCAATCAACCGTAAGCTTGTCGTACCAAGAGCAAGAGAAGCGTCGCCTGGCACTTGACCTTGAGCAGCGTGCGTTGGCTGACCTTCGAGAAGAAGCCAGAAAAAAGGGCCAGACAGATCTAGAGAGCGTTCAGCTTTCTGCGCAGCAAAAGAAAACAATCGACGAGGTTTCTTCGGCCTATGCCAAACAGGCTGACGCTCTACGCCAAGTCGAGGAAGCGCAGCAGCGTGCGGAAAGCTCAGCGCAGGAGTTCTACGATGCGGCTAGAACTGGCTTTGCAGATGTGATCACTGGGGCGCAGAGTTTGAGTGAAGCTCTCTCGGGGCTGCTGAATAAGCTTGCTGATCTTGTTTTGAATAGTGCGTTTGATTCACTCATGGGGGGATCAAAGGCGACGAGTAGTGGCGGATGGCTTACGAAGCTGTTTTCTGGCTTTGCAGAAGGCGGCTACACCGGCGACGGCGGCAAATACCAGCCCGCAGGCGTCGTGCATAAAGGCGAGTACGTCTTCGACAAGGCTGCGGTCAAAGCTGCCGGCGGCCCTGCGGCCATGGAGGCAATGCGGCGCAATCTTAAAGGTTACGCCAACGGCGGCCCGGTCGGGATTTCAGTCCCAAGTGTACCGAGTTTGCGGTCAATGTCCGCTCAATCTGCCGGTGTCGTCGTTAACTTCAATCCTGTCGTCGACAATCGCGGCGCATCTCTCGAAGCCGTCGCAAGACAGGAAAAGGCGCTGGCCAAGATGCAAGGCGAGCTACAAAGCCGGGTAGAGGCAGCGGTTCGGTCGGCTCAGAAGCGAAACGTGAAGTTGGGGTAAGGCGGCAATGGTGCCGCCTCTAGCGATCCTGAAAGAAAAACAAATGAGCGAAACATTCTACCAGGACCTAATCACCGGGGCTTTTCTTTCTAAGGAAGACGCAGAGAACTCGTCTCATCCTCGGTCAGAACCCATTCATTCGCCAACTCTGCAAGCTTTGCTAGTGAGTTCGCAAGATAGTTCTTGCCGACGCGCACTACGTCAGTATCAGCGTAATCACCCGCAGCTACAAGTATTGGAAATTCAAACTCAACGACTCGCCCAACCGTCTTGAAATTGAGTTGGTAAAAATCGCGTCCCCCGTTTTGTTTTACTCGTTCAATTCCATCAAGCTGTATTTCAAATCCAGCGCTCATTCGTTCTCCCTTCCCGTCATCTGACATGCCCATGCGATTCTTTTTAGGCTTGGCGCTAGAAAATGAGCACGGACGCAATCGGGAGTCGAGTCCCCGCAAGAGGCGGATACACAATGACAATCACATACCCGCTCCCAACTTCGTTTTTCGACGACTTCCCAGGCTGGTCGACCGAGTTTGAGCCGCTTTGGCGGCAAGAATATTCACGAACGACCGGCGGCCAGACGATCGGCAAGGATTTCGGCTCTCCGCTTTGGAAGATGACGGCTCAATCAAAGTCGCTCCGTCCTAACGAGGTGGATTACTGGAGAGCTCGGATCATGAGCCTCGAAGGTGTACTGAAGACCTTTCTGGCATTCCCGAAGTCTCGCTGTTTCCCGGTGGCATATCCGAACGGCAGCTGGCCCACCGGCGGCGCGTTCGGCGGCGTAGGGCAGGTGGCCACGATAGCGAGTAACCGCAAGGCTATCTCGCTCTCGGGCCTGCCTGCTGGCTACAAGGTCTCAGTCGGCGATTACATCCAGATAGGCGACAAAGACCTGCACATGGTCATGGAGCCGATGACGGCCAGCGCTGGCGGCGTGACGACGCAGTTTGAGGTCCGCCCGCATCTGTGGCCGGGTGTGGTGGCGCCGGTCGCTGCCACGCTCGTTAAGCCTTCTTGCATCATGACCTTGTTGCCGGGAACGGTTTCGACCACCGCCGACAAAGACACTGCACGGGCTGTAGTCAGCTTTCAGGCGATTGAAGCCCGGTAGTCATTGAATCTTCACCCCGAAATGCGCGGCGATCATCTTCGATTCACGCGTGCCCTTGGCAACTTCACGATCAAAGCATTTCGCGTAGAGATCGGAACCCTTCTTGTCGCGGCAGGCGCGCTCGGCATTCCTGTGGACCGCTTTCTTCCAGTCAAACGGCTCTGACTTTACGATTGGGCCTTGTTGGCAGGCAGTCAGGAACGCGGCCGACAGCGTGACGATTAAGTACTTCATGAAATCTCCGACTCTCGCCTACTAAATAAAATGAACTTGATCCAGCTTATGAATTTCACGAGGGGATCGGTTGCGCCGAAATAGAAGAATGCGACGAGAAGGGCAGACGCCAGCGAGTTGCCAAACGGACTGCTATAAAATGTCAACCCACGACTTCTTCCCTCTCCGAATGGAAGAAGTAAGCCAACAAGCACCACTGGCATTATCATTGCGTGAACGAATGAAATTCCCCAGTTGAACGTGTGCTTGGGTCTGCTCAACTCCAATACAAGCAAGGCGACCAATCTGCAAATCATCATGGAACTTGCGATGTAGTTGGAAAGTAAGAAGGTATTCCATCCGTTGAGGCTGCCAAAGTGGGCTTCGATTTGGCTAATGTAGTACAAATTGACGGGCCAAATCAGCCAATAGTCGGCGGCAGCAAAATCTACCACCTTCTTGGCGAGAAAAAGGGGAGCAACCAATGCCACGAAATATGCCGCCATAAACGTGGTCAGCGATACCGCCATAAGCCGTTTCTCAAACGCCAATACAGACTTTTCAATCACCACTACGCGGCCTCATCGCAGTTGTTGAATTCACAAGCTCAAAGCAATGTCCGGCAGAACGGCGTGACGTCACATATCGATACTCGAGCGCTATCAGGACACCAATCATCCCCCAGCAGCAGCGGGATTATGCTCAACTTTAGGTTTGTGTCTAGGCCGCTTCATGGGCCTCGCTGCCGCTAGATCCCCACGAGAAATCAATGAGAAACATCTCAGCAGAAAACCTTGCTGCGCTTGAAGCGCGGCAGCTGGTGGCTCGCGACTTCCTCTGGTTTGTCGCGCGAGACCGGGCAACTGGCGCGCCGGTCACCGATGGCATGTGGTCGGACGTCGGCAACGTGTCTGCGGCTGTCGTTCATCCAGACACGGGCTTGCCTGTCACGCGTGACTGGTACGGATCCGGCACACTGGTCCAGATCGATGACATTCCGCTCGTCGCCAATCTGTCGGTGCAGAACGTCAACATCCGCCTGTCTCAGGTTAGCGAGCACGTTCAGACGTTGGTCCGCCTGTACGACTGTAAACAGGCTCGCGTCGAGATCTACCGCGGCTTGTTCGATCCGGATAGCCGCCAGATGGTCGCGCCGGCAGAGTGCCGTTTCGTAGGCTTTGTCGACACAGTCACCATCACGACGCCAAGCGAAAACGAGGAGGGCAGCGTGACGATGGTTTGCGCCAGCCATACTCAGGAAATGACACGTTCCAACCCGTCGACGCGCAGCCATTCCACGCAGGTTATGCGGCAAGCTGGTGACGCATTCTATCAGGATGCTGACACTTCGTCTGAATGGGAATTCTTCTGGGGTTCTGAAAAGGGCAAGGTCGCGACGCAGCCGAAGCGCAAGAAATTTCTTGGGATCTTCTGATGGATGTTCGATTTGCTACTGCCGAAGACCGCGACCGCGTGGTCGCGTTGTTGCGCGAAAGCCATGAGGCCGCTGGCTTCACATTTCCGTTTCAGGCGGCTTACGCAGACCAGCTGTTTCAGCAGCACATGCGTTCTCCAATGGCTTGCGTGCTGGTCACAGGCGACCGCGCGCAGGGCGTTCTGATGGCTGCTGCTATTGACCATCCGTTCGGTGCTGGCCGCATTGCCAAGGAAACGGTCTGGTTCGTATCGCCAGAGGCGCGCGGGCGCGGCTCAATCAAGATGCTTGACGCCTACGAGGCATGGGCGCGCTCAGTCGGCTGCGTCTCCGTCGGCATGGCATCGTTGGCAACCAATGACGTTTCCAGCCTCTATGAGCGGCGCGGGTACGGCGCTGTCGAAACACACTTCATGAAGCCGCTCTAGCGGCTAAGCGCGCGGATAGCGCAGCGCATCCCAAGGAAAATCGATGGCTATTTTTTCTGGTATCGCCGCTGCGATATCCGGCGCGATCTCGGCTGTCTCCAGTTTTATTGGTGGCCTCGGCGTCGTTGGCTCTTTCCTGCTTAAAACTGCAGTAGGCGTCGGCGTCAGCCTGCTCGCCCAGTCGCTCGCTGGCAAGCCCAAAGATCCGACATTCTCCATCAACGGCACACTGCAAGGCGGCGGCGATATCTCGCGCTCCTTTATCCTCGGTCGTGCTGCGACTGCTGGCTCTCTCGTGTTCGTCAATACGTGGGGGCAGGATGGTGACACACCGAACGCCTATCTGACGCAGGTTATCGCTCTATCTGACATGCCAATACGTGGCCTTGCTGAAGTCTGGGTCAATGGCGAGCGCGTCACGCTCGGTGGACTTTCTGAGCGTGGCTATGCAGTCAACGAATACCCGGACAGCCTCTGGGTTAAATTCTACGACGGCACGCAAACGACGGCAGACAGCTTCCTGTTTACGTCAGTATCGAACGGTAACAGATGGTGGAACCCTGACCGTATCGGTAGGGGTGTTGCTTACGCGATAGTCACGGCTCGTGTTTCCAAGAACATGTTCTCCGGCGTGCCGTCCTTCAAGTTCGTGCTGGAAGGTATGCGCCTGTACGATCCATCTCGCGACAGCACCGTTGGTGGTGTAGGTGGCCAGCGCTATGCCGATCCGGCGACATGGGGTGGCGACGGCGACTTTCTGCCGGCGGTGCAGATCTACAATCTGCTGCGCGGCATCAGCTACAACGGTCAGTGGTTTTACGGCCTGCAAAACCTTTCGTCTGCTCGTCTGCCTGCTTCGGCATGGATTGCTCAGATCGAGAAGCATCGAGCCGGAACGCTGGAATCCACTGGTTGGGTGAACACGTACCGAAGCGGTGGCGAGGTGCAAGTTGAGGCACCGCTGACGTCCGCAATTGAAGCGCTTCTGACGGCCTGCCAAGGCAAGATCTCGGAAGTTGGTGGCGTCTATTACCTGCATTCTGGTGCTACGGATGCTCCGGTTATCGCATTCACCGACGACGATATCCTATCTACTGAAGAGCAGGAATTCACGCCGTTCCTTGGATTGGCGGACACCATCAACGGCGTTTCAGCCAACTATCCTTCTCCGCAAGACGGCTGGGTATCAAAGACTGCGCCGCCGCTCTATCGGACTGACCTTGAAGCGATCGACGGCAATCGCCGTCTGATGGCCGACGTCGATCTGAACTTTGTTCCGTATGCGGAGCAGGTGCAGCGGCTAATGAGGTCGGCGCTAGAAGAGGCTCGACGCTTCCGCCGGCACACGATTGTTCTGCCTCCGAAATTCTGGGCCTATGCGACACCAGGTACGGTATTTTCGTGGACGTCAGAGCGTAACGGTTACATCGCGAAACTGATGCGCCTCGACGGTGTGGCGGATCGCGCAAACCTCGATGTCATGGTCGACATCACTGAGGTTGATCCAGCTGACTACGACTGGAACACGAATGCCGACTTCAAGCCCCCTGTCGATGGGCAGCTCGGCGTCATTCGCCCGACACCACAGCCGATTGTCGACTGGTTCGCAGAGCCAGCCACGGTTAAGGATAGCGCTGGCGATGATCGTCGCCCTGCCATTCGCCTGACTTGGGACAACACCGACGGACGCCTCGATGACGTCATTGGTATCGAATACGAAGTTAGATTACAGGCGTCGCTTGAAAAGATTTCGGAGGGTCGCACAGACCAACCGCAGGTCGGCTCAATGCTCATCTCGCAGGGACTGCTGCCGAATGAGAGCTACGTCGTTCGTGGCCGATACATTCCCGGTGGCGATAGGCCGGTTTTGTGGTCTGGATTTATCCCGGTCATCACGCCGAACGTGCTGCTCTCCGACAAGGATGTGTTCGTTGACGTCGATCTTTCCGGCGTCGATAAGCAGCTATCATGGCTCTACGACAACGCCAGGTCAGCGAAAGATAAAATTCAAGGTCTGATCGCTGCACAGTTGGAAATGTCCGCCGCTGGCATGGAGCACAGCGAATCCATCCGCAGCAGCCTTTCTCTGGCGCTTGGCAACGCTCGCGCCGATTACAATGAGAAGATCGAGATTGCGGTCAGCGAAACGGCAGCCGTAGGAACCAAACTCGAAGAGCTAACCGTCAGTGTCAACCAGAACATTGCTTCGCTCACCAGTCAGGTCCAGGTCGCAGTCGACGGGACACAAGCAGTTGCAACACGGATGGACAGCCTTGAGGTTACCTTCAACGGCTCGATCGCCAGCCTTACCAGCCAAGTCATCGCTGTTGCTGACGCCAATCAGGCGTTGGCAGGCAGAGTTGATGAGATCGAAGTCGAATTCGGTGCGGCCACGGCTGGCCTGTCGTCAGATATTCTCGTGGTCGCCAATGCAACATCTGCGTTGGCGACGCGGACCGACACGCTCACGGCGGCATTGGGCGGCAACTCGGCCCAGGTCAATGTGAAGTGGGAAGCGAGCGCCGGCCCGTCCGGGTATGCGGCAAGGTATGGCATTGTCGCTTCGGTGAACGACGGGTCTTACCGCTCTGCGGCGCTCATGCTGGACGTTCCATCCAGCCCATCAACCCCTACGCGCCTCATCATGCAGGCCGCGCAGATATTGATGTATGGAGACACCCCGTCGACCCTGAAGCGGCCCTTCGTCTTTCAGGGCGGTGTGCTTTATCTCGACGACGTCCGCGTCAACAGCCTTTCGGCGCTGTCTGGTGAGTTGGGCAATGTCAATATTGAGAATGCCATTGTTGGTAATCTTCAGGTTGGCACGTCGAACATTCAAGCCGGTGCAATTTCAGATGCGTTTGAAGTTTCGCAGTCTGGCAGCACGCCGCAGAGCTTGGTCGTCAACCACGGGGCGGGATCGCCAAGGGTATACTTGTTTTATTCGAGCGAACTCGTCACCTCAAACAACCAGATCGGCGCGCAAATTCGCTACGACATAAACAACGATACCGACGGGGGGGTTATCGGGTCTATCGGGTCGGTAAACCCTGGGGTCAACAATAACGATATTGTTTCAGCGTCTTCCTTCCGGGTTTTCGTGCCTCCTTCGGGGAGGACTCAAACTACATTCAGAATAAGCAGATACGCGTCGGTAAACCTAACAACCTCAGCTCGCCTCATCGCCATGGTTCTTCGGCGCTAATCACAAGGAAATCCCATGACAACCGGTAACACAATGCAGATCGACCCTTTGGTCGCTCTGCAGGAAGCGAACGCGCGTGAAGAGTTCTTCAAACAGCGCAATTTGTTCCTTGGTCAATGCCTCGCTGTGCAGAATGCAGAGAACAAAGTGCTTCTCGACAAAATCAACGGCCTCGAAGCCGATCTGCGTCTTGCGCGCGGTGAAGGCTATACCATCGACGGAGAAACCGAATAATGGCGGGCGTTGCTTACTACAACACCGGTACGGCGACGGTTGCAGTCAACTCCAAGACTGTGACCGGTACCGGCACGAACTGGCTTTCTGTCGTCGGTGGACTGACGGCAATCAAGGCTGGTGACAAGTTTGGCATTCATGTCGGACGGCCGATCATTATCGCGTCTGTCGACAGCAACACGCAGTTGACCCTTGAGGATAATTGGCCTGGTCCAGCGCAAACGAATGCGGCTTACAAGATCGAACTGACCAGCCCCGATGTTATAGCCGTTGAGGCTCTACGTCGGGTGCTTGGCTCTTTGTCTGGTGGTATTCTTTACGGCGTATCGCAGCTTACTGCCGCGCCGAACAAAGCCTTAACGATTGATGAGACAGGGGCCGTTGCGCTTGCTGACCTGTCTACTTTCGGAAAATCGCTGATCGCGGTCCTTAACAGTTCGGCGGCTTATGGCGTTCTTGGTGGGATCCCGAACGGACAGTTACCCGCCAGGCTACGCGCGCTGCCTACGTTCGTAAACGACTGGAATAATGTGCGCGAGAACGGGTTCTATTTTGGTGGCCCGGAAAGCGCCAATACGCCTGCGCAGCCGTGGTCATTTATCGGTGTCGTCAAAGCGCAATCGTCCTCCTATTGCGTCCAGACACTGACGGCTCTTGGCGTTAGCGCCCCTGCAAGCAACGTCACGTTCGAAAGGCAAATCGTCAATAACGTTCCGTCGGCTTGGTTCAGGGTTCGCTACACCGAAGCGGAGCTTGATGCGAGATACAATCGGCTTTCTCAGCCAGTGGCGAATGCGCAGTTACCTGACAGACTTAAGGATTTCGGAAGGGCTGTGATCGACTGGAATGCAGCAACGGAAAGCGGTGTTTACTTCGGTGAGACGGCATCAAATAGGCCGGATGGCATTGACGGGGGACTCATTGGGCATGTTGAGGCTGCAGCCAGCAATGCAATTATACAAACTGTTACTCGGTGGTGGCAGGCGTGGAGCACAAACAGTGCGACTTGGAGGCGCTATAAAACCGGGACCGGAGTAAACGACTGGACTCCATGGTTTAGGCTTAGGTTTACTGAAGGGGAGTTGGACGAGCGTTATAACGTCAGGTCGCAAACAATAACAAACTCACAGTTGCCGGGCACGCAAACAGGAAAGAACTTCACGTCTTTCACTACTGTTTTTGGGGGTGATTACGCCACGGGAGGGGATTACTTTAGAATATCTCCTTCTGACTTTGGGGCCGGAAAGCCTGCGTTGTACTTCTCGCATCCAGCCAACGTTTTGCAGTGGAATATTGGCCTTTGGGACGGTTCTACTACTGCGGGAACGATCAACATCAGCGCCGGAAACTTTAGGCACAACGGCCAAGATATCCGCACGGCGGCTACTGCTTATGCCAAGTCGGAGACCTACACTCAGGCAGAAACACAATCCCTTGTCACGACAGCCAGAAGGGTTCGGCTTGGCGCGCTTGCGGAGTTCGGAACAACCACTTTCACCTGGCAAGAAGCCGCCGCTGGAGGCTTTATCACCGGCTTTTTCCTTGACGGTAATTATGGCGTTCGAAACGTCAGGCATCGCACAGTCCAACAAACCGATCTCAGCGGTAACTGGGTAACAGTAGCGCAGGCTTAAAGGTGATCTCATGAAAAATCGTGGCGTATGGGAAACGTATGTTCCCGCCGAAATTCCGTTCGGTATGCCTGCCAACGCGCTGTTCTGGCAACGGCAGTCAGACGGTGCAGACCTCTATGCATGGAGCCGGCTGTTTTACGAATTCACCGCAGGCGCTGACACATCGGGAACGATGAAGGTTGTTGTCGTGGGTGGAGTTGCAGTCTGCGTGAGCGCTGATGTGTCCATGCTTTCGCTGCCGCCTCAATTCGAGCTGATCGAGGTTGAGGCCGGCGAAGCCGTTCCCCAGCTCGGCTGGCTTTTAGTGGATGGCGAGTTTCAAGCCCCTGTCGTCCCTGAACCGGCCACGACCGTTTATGCCGTCGATTTCTGGACGCGTCTCGACGGCGGCGAGGATGGCAACAGCGGGGAAGTTGCGCAGGTGTTTTCCGCTATGGAAACCCAGCCAATGCGCACCCGCAAAATCTTCGAAAGCGCCAACTCCTACCGCAGCGACCATGAACTTTGGCCGCTCCTGCAACAACTAGCCACATCGCTTTTCGGGGCAGAGCGGGCGAGCGAGATCTTGGCGCCTTCAGTCTAGCCGGTAGCGTAACCCGGCACGTCGTCGCTTTCTAAGACATCTCTCCTTCGGAGAAATCCAGATAGATAGTGCCGATCTTCTTGCCCGCGCCATCTTTGACGTCATGAAACCCGTCGCCATATTCATCAGCTTCCAACCTGTCCGCCAAGGAACGCAGCGCTTTGGCAGTCCAGCCTTGAACGACAGATCCAGTTGGCCCCGCGACGTTGAGTTCTATATCACACTTAAGGTACTGGGTGAGTTCCCCATCATCCATGGCTGATTTCCTCCGGGCATCTAATCAAGCAAAAAAAACAAGGCCCGTTGCATCCCGTTTCATGGGATGCGCGGCGCTTTAGCTATATCGGCCGACAACCGCGGCATCAACAGAATCAAAAGACCCGCGCAACGGGGGCGGTTGTGCGCGGGTCTTTAAACCATGAATTGGCGGTCATGGCCGGAGCAGAACGCGCTGACCGTCGCAAGGTTCCCGCCCGCGCCAGCCACGCTTCCTGTCGCCATCTCTCCATAAGGATTCCCCATGCCAATCACAAAAATCTCCACACAGGGGAGGGCCTTCGTGCGCCTGCACGAGGGCAACCCACTAACCTGCTACCTCGACCCCATCGGCATTCCGACGATCGGTACGGGCTTCACAATGCGCAGTGATTCCGTTCGCCGTGAACTGGCGAAGATCGGTATCACGAAGCTTGTGCCAGGTAAGACCAAGATCACGGCCGCGCAGAGCGATGTCATCCTCGACACTGTTCTTGCTGCCGAGTACGTGCCTGCAGTCGTTGCTGGTTCGCCCGAGAATCGCAAACAGCATGAGCTGGACGCTG